CAACCCATATAAGTTCTTTGCACGGGTGATTGAAATTGAGTTTAATTTTATTGGAAGAACTTCCGACCGATTCATCTCCCGTAAATTGTAATTGTTCAATCAAATATTCATGTGGGTTCTGTGCCATACGGCGTCTCTCATCCGTATCAAGGAACACATAATCAACATACAAAGAAGCAGCCACAAGAGACTGGTTATATGCTTGAGTGACTTTACTACCACCAGTATCTCTCGTCAATGTAGATACAGCCCATAAACATTCATCAATAGGGCGAAGATCCAAATTGATTTTAACTTCATGATATTGAAGAGCAATCAACGGAAGAGCAAGACCAGGATTGCGGCAATACCAGAATTGCAAAGGAACATACAAAGTGGTTTCCGGGAGAGCATTACGGGGAGCACACACTTGGCGAGGAGAACTGCTATCACAAGGTCCATCAACATTATTGAAAGATGGATCAGTCATAAATGTTAATTGCGTGGTATTTCCCACCATCTTGTAGTAGCCACGTTCTTGTTCTTTAGTAAGAGTGAGTTGATTCCAAATATGCATCCAGTCTCCATATTGTCGGTCAATACGTTGACCTCCAATCTCTACCTCCACCTGAGAAACAAGTTGTTCACCGGGGAAATCTAACCAACGAGCATAAACTGCGCCAGCAGTATTTTTCATGGCTTGATTAATTTCAGGTAATGTTACCTGAAGATAAGTGCGATAAGCAAGATCTCCATTTCGGCTAATCGTACAAGTGACCCGTCGGCCAAAATCGGCTTGTCCGTTAAATGTTTGTTCAATAGATTCCATAGCAAAGTTAGTGTGTCTGCGATAAGTTACCTTCCAAAAAGTAATCTGCGGATTACCTGTAAGATAAACATCTTGGGCGCCATAAGCGACGAGTTGCATTAATCCACCTCCCATTTATAATATTGCTAAAGAAAATAATTTTTGGAAAAAATTTTAATATAAACTTATTTAATTATTTAATTATTTAATTATTTAATTATTTAATTATTTAATTATTTAATTTTATTAAAATCAAAGTTTTTTTCTATAAATTTAATAATATAATCGTCAGCAAAAACTTCTTTTTTACCTTCATGTTTTTTTATAAAAGTATATATTTCATTATGTTTTTTTATTTCCCAACCATCATCTAAAGCATTGTATAAAAATAGCGCCTTTTTTAATAGTATATTAGAAAGCGTTATATTGTTATTTATACTAATATTAATATCCATATTATTTTTTACAAAGAAAGTTAAAATCAACTTTTACCTAAATAGCAAAATTTTATATAAAAAAATATAATTTATATAAAATATAAGTATTTAACAAATATTAAATTAAATACTTATTTTAATAGTTAAATAGAATGCCTATATTTAAACAAAAAAATACTAAAAAATTGTCTGTTAATAAAAATAGTATAACTACATTAGATAGCAAACATACTGAATTAACAGAAGAATTTGAAAATGATTTAAAAATTGTATTGCCTAGGTTAAAAAATGAAAAAAAAATAATAAACAATAAATTATTAAATACTAAATTATTAATTGATGAACAGATTGATTTACAAGAACATCTAAATATAATTACCAAAAAAATCAAAGATATTAAATCAAAAAAGAAACAATACTATTTACAAAATTCTAAATATATATTTGATTATTTTGAAAATAAAAAACAAATAACTAATTGCAGTACTCAAACAAAAAAAATTAATTGTTTTTTTAATATAAAATCACATGATAATATTAATAGTATTAATAGTATTAATAATTTAAATGTTCAAAAATATTTGAATAATGTAGATGAAGGATTTTTTGATATTAATAATTATATTATTCAAAAAGATATATGTAATTATTGTCAAAATGGTGAATTAGTATCAATAGATAATGAGGGTATATTAGTATGCACAAATATATTATGTGGGAAAACTATAAAATATTTAGTAGAAAATGAAAAACCATCATATAAAGACCCACCAAAAGAGGTATGCTTTTATGCATATAAAAGAATTAATCATTTTAGAGAAATATTATCACAATTCCAAGCAAAAGAAACCACTAAAATAGATGATAGTATATTAGAAAATATTAAACAGCAAATAAAAAAAGAGAGAATTACAATAAAAGATATAACTAATAAAAAAATGAAAGAAATATTAAAAAAATTAGAATACAATAAATATTATGAACATATACCATATATTAATGAAAAAATAGGCATTAAACCACCTGTAATGTCATCAGACTTAGAAAGTTTATTATCAAATTTATTTACAGACATTCAAGGACCATATGCTAAACATTGTCCTGAAGATAGAATTAATTTTTTAAATTATTATTACACTGTTTATAAATTATGCGAATTATTAAATGAAGATGAGTTTTTACCATATTTTCAACTATTAAAAGATAGAGAAAAAATGATAGAACAAGATGAAATATGGAAAAAAATATGTAATGAATTAAATTGGGAATTTATATCTACCGTTTAAAATAATGTATTAATGAGGGAAATTAACTAAATTAAATCCTATTCCCATTCCTGCACCATTTCTTGCACTTACGGCCATACTGGGTAAATAAGTATCTAAAATACTAAATGTTGCGGCTGCCGATAATGCAATTAATGCTACTTCATCTAACGCTAAACTTTTTTTAGGTATAGCAAATGCAACAATTGCAACCATTAAACCTTCTACCAAATATTTTATAACTCTTTTAACAAATTCATTAATATCTAAATAATCTCCAATATGAACCATTATATTAATTAATTAGAAAATAATATTATATTAATATAAATACTTAAATAATGTATATACATATTAATTATTATGTCAAATTCAAAGAATATTACATATCCAACAAACAATGATGGTTCTAAAAATGATAAGTATATTGATTTATTAGATGAAGATAAACCTATTGCGGGGCAGGCATTTTGTTGTATTTCATTTATTTCACCCGAACAAATTATAAAGCAAAAGGAGATGTTTTATATGGATGAATTTGTTAAAGATTGGGACCTATCAAAATCATTTGAAAAATTTAACCAATTTTTAAATTTTATTAGTTATAAATATAGTTTAAGTTTTGAAGATTTAACACAAGATATGAATTCATTTATTAATACTGAAAAAGATGAACTATGCAAAACCAATCTGTTAGATGATTATAAAAATTTTTTAGATAAAAATGAAACTAAACTTGAAAATTCATTTAATGCTTTAAATCATTTTAAAACTAGTGTGCGTGGAATAAAGATACGTGGAGGTTTTCCTTCTCAACCAGAGGCAGAAGCTAGGGCTAAAATGTTGAGAGAATCAGACCCAAATCATGATGTGTATGTTGGACCTGTAGGGATGTGGATGCCTTTTCATCCAGAAGCATATAAAACAGGAAGGGTTGAATATTTAGAAACAGAACTAAATCAATTAATGCATGAAAAAACAAATAATGAAGCTCGGGCTAAAGAGGATTTTGACAATCGTATTAAAGAAGCGCGGGTAAAAGCAATGGAAGATAATAAAACAAAAGCACTTGAAAGCGGTAATAAATTAACCCAAATTTTAAACGCTGATGGAAATTTGGTCAATATAAGAAATATTAATTTAGATGATGATAGTGATGAAGAAAAAAATAGACCTGAACCATTAGTTAATATTCAAAAAGAATTATTTTCAGATAATAATATTCCAACATCTATATTTAATTTAAATACTAAAGAAGAATAAATATATTACCATTTTTTTTTAACATTTATTTTTGGTCCTGAGCCGCGTTTTTTTATATTTTTAGGATCATATGTATCATCTTCATCATCTGAACCAATATTTTTAGATAAATCCCAAAATTCTTTAGATCCCAATTTAAAATCTGGGTGTTCTTCCGCCTTATACCAAAAAATTTGGTCGTGCAGTTTATTAGATTTTGAATTATTATTTATTACAAGACATTCAAAATTTTCAGTACATTGATCCATAACTTGGCAAAAACTTTCAAATGTTGGAAACATTCCAGCATAATTTTCGTATATTCTTTTTCTATTTGCAATATATGGTTCTCTTAAAATAAATACAAAGTCTATATTTGTTCTAAGATTTGGAGGAACACCTAATGGATATTGCATAGTAATGATTAACATAATTTTCCAATGACGACCATTCATGAATAATAAGCGCATCATTTTATCTTTTGTCCATGAAGCATCATATAAACAATCATCAAGTATTACAAATGCTCTTGCATCAATATTGCTTTTTTTATATGCTTGAAGTTCCTTTTTAATTTGTTTTAATACTATTTTTTGCCGTTTCAAAATATTTTCAATAATTACTATATTATATTCATCGTGTATAAATAATTTTGGAACATGTGTGCTATAAAATCCGTTTCCTGCTTCAGTGCCTGATATAACTGTTCCTATTGGAATATCTTGGTGATAATATAATAAATCTCTAACTAAAAAACTTTTACCAGTATCTCGTCGTCCAATTAATACAATTACTGGTCCTTTATTTTCATCTGGTCTAAAACTAATACGACTCATGTCAAATTTTTTTAGTTCAAGTGTCATTAATATAATTAATATATTAATAAAATATTTATAACGAATAATAAATTATTATAATTACTAAAATATTATATAGCATATAATATTTTCTACTAATTTATATATATGAATTCCTCTAACTTTATTAAAAGTATAAATACACATAAAAAAATAATTGGCATGATAATAATTTTAATAGTATATATTATATTAGTCTCTATATTATTCACTCATAGTACAACAAATATAATTAATAATTATAGTAGTCTTTCTATAGTATGTTCATTATTTGGTGCATTTTTAATAATTATGATACTTTTTTTTGTAAAAAAAAAAGAAGATAATATAAACAACACAATAGAAACAAGTCCTACATTATTAAATTATATTTTTAAAATAATATCATCAATATTAATTTTTGGAGTAATTATAGGAGTTATTATAGGAATAATATATTTTATGAAAAATACACCAGCTATTGCAAATGCTACGATTTATGTATTAAATTTTTTAATAATAAGTGTATTAATTTTATTTATATTAAAATCAATTTATGTTATTTTTTTTAAAAATAAAAATAACGAATCTTCAAAAATATCATCAATATTTGTGCGTTTATTATGTTTTATTAATAAAATTATAAATAAAATAATATATGAGTATAATATTACAACTCGTTGGTCTGTTCTATTTTTGCTTATAGAATTTTTTTTAATATTTTTAAGGATAGTCTTACCTAAATTTTTAAATTCTATTATAGAGCATGACTCACTTGTTTTATTAAAAGATAGTATTTTATTAAATACTGAAACAACTCTGGAATTATATCCAAAAATATCCAAAAATATTACACATACGTATAATTATGGAATTTCATTTTGGATAAATATTGATCCTCAACCACCATCTACAAATGTATCATATTCAGAAAATACAAATATATTATCATATGGAGGAAAACCCCATATTTTATTTAATTCACTTAAAAATAAAATTATATTTAATATTAAA